TTATACCAACTCCATGATACTTTCAGAATTGAAATCGTCTTGTTCTGATTTAATAATCGCTAACACATCTTCAATGTTAAGATAACGGTCATTTGGCACGTTATTAATATCTTTTTGAATGAAAATACCTACTTGTTCTTTGCCATTTTTTTCAGTGAAATTTGCTTTGCTAATATCTATTAATCGATTCATTAAGAGATTGCCGTTTTTACTCTTAAACCTTTTATTAAATCTAATGCTCAATTCTTCTAAATCACCAAAGTTATATTTAAGGTATTTACCATGAATTTTAGATACCGGATCATTTGTACGGATCATATACTGCCCAATAAATCCAAATCTGTTTACCTTTCTATTTGCAAATACAACGGAAGCAAAAGGACGAATATGCTCGATAAAATCAATTAAATGTTGGTTCGAATCATCGTTTTCGCCCGGTTTTACAAAGAAATCTATTCGGCTTCTTGAAATATTGCATGAATAAACATCACTCATACTTCTCAATATCACAACCGGTATTTCTGGCGGAGCGTCAAGTGGAATTGGCATAATAATTGGCATCTGATTAAAAACATCTCCTAATGAGGTGTCGGTAATTTTTTGCCCCAACTTGTCCGGTCTAGGCTCATTTTCCGCAAAAAATAAAGCCAATTGTAGTTGGATCAACTTAGCATTTGACAATTAAGTTCACTACCCCTTCTTTGTATCGTTTAGAAAGAGTATACATTAAAAAGATAGTGATTTAAAATAACAACCACCTCATAATAAAATAAATAGATACTACGATAACTGGTGGGATTAGGATTGCTCCGAAAAAATGCATCAACTTTTGCTTATCCATACTGTCACCACCCCGTTACGTAATTTTTATTAATGAAACTTATAAAAAATGCGTTTTTTACACTGCGCTATTCCCATGGTCCTTAACAATACCTATCACCGTAAATACCGCAGCCAATCCGTTAGCCACATCGTTAATCATTTGGTCCGGAATCTCATATCCGGCGATCTGCGCAACGAGTTTACATGCGCCAAGTATCGCAACCCAAAACGCAACCTTCTGCATTTTCATTAGCATATCGTTACCTCCTACTTATCGAATAATCCGAATCTGTCGAGAATCACTAGCACACGATAAAACGAATAGTCTCCGGTTGGATCTGTTAATTTACCTTTCGCAACCAGTTTATCAATCGTTGCTTTCGCCCAATCCGGTATTGGAATCGGTTTATAATCGCTCACTTCTTTTTCCTCCTCTACTACTGGCGCAGGATTCAGCGCTGTATAAATCGCATCCCACGGAAAATGCGGACCAGGACAGTTGGCTTTCCATTGCGAATCTATTTTGAAGTGTCCGGTGATGTGTACGTCATCAATCGGTATATCCCACTTCGCGCAAAGATAGCGATGTAATTCAATAGTAGCTGCCATCTGCTCAGGTGTTAACGGTTGATCTGGAAAGCCTTCGTGTTCAATCGAAATCGTCCATAGATTCGGATTTACTCCCGCAGGAAAGTTAGCGAGCCACGCTTCATCCGGCTCAAGTTTACGTCCGTTAGCCCATGCCGTGTCCTCTTCTTTAACGTATTGGTGTACTTCACCATTGCGACCAATTCCGTAAGTAGAAGAAACTTGCGATTCTGTACGACTGAACCAATCGTCGGTACCTGCGAGCGTACCTTCCATAATGTGATTTATAATGGCGAGCGGTTTATATCCTTTACGGCCAGTACCGAAATTCGGTGAGCCGATCCATTTAACTTCCATGATGTCACTTCCTAATTTCTAGTTTTATATCGTCGACCTCGCTGCGGAGATCGCGTAAACTATCGCGGATGTCGTCGAGTGTTTCCGTAGTCTTTTCAACATGCGCCATAAGCCGGTTCTCTCGTTCTTTACTATCGGATACCTGGCGATCCATTTGCTCCTTCGAATCCTTCTTCGTGGTGTACAGAAGCCATACGAAAAGGAGTGCGAACGGGCCTTGCGTTACAAAATACGTCAGTATTTCGCTATTAACATCCACTTATACACCCGCTCTCTTGATTATTTCCCCGTCCACATATCCATTACCAAACGAGTAAACACGTTGTACGGCATATAAAAGAAACCTCCGTCGCCCCACGATGTTCCCCAACTATTCATACAGATAACGAGCTTTCGGTTATCGTCGTATCCCACGCCTAGAACTTCGTGACCGCCTAACCATTTCTCTCCGCGTTGTGGCATCGGCACCATTCCCGTTCTCGCAACTTCAGCGCTTTCGAACGATGCGTAAACTTTAAAACCGATAGCGACTGGAAGTCCTTCAGCTAGTGACGCTTTGTATGCCGTTAAACTAGGTACACGGTGATATTCCGAGATTTTATATTGACCTGCGTTATCGTAAGCTTCTTGCGGAGGCTTTTCGGTAAAACGAGCGATATCATAAGGCCAATACTTTTCGGCAGGTACACCGATCTTTTGAAGAGACTTGAATCCATCTCTGGCGTAGGCTCCTGCGTCTTGGTTGACGGTACCTTCGATATATCGCTCTTGGAAATAAATAAACAGCCTGGATAGCGTTTCATAGCTACCGGCTGTCTTCGTCATTGTGTGATATTCCATTAACGCAGCGAGTGCGTTTGCCGTACAAGAACCGAGTTGTCCTTGATCGAATACGGCAGGCATTTGGTGTCGTAAGTCTACCGAAACTGGCAAGTGGGCAGTCGATGCAAACTGCGAGCTTCGGAAAATCTTATCGCGTAAGTCTATCGGATCTTTTTTAACGGGATATTTAGCGGACAATGTACGTTCCTCCTATTCTGTAACAAAGTATTATTTTATAGTGATTCTCCTTCATCCCGTTCTATTGATTTTATGCAGTGATCCGCCTGGAACACGTTAAGCAGCATTCATATGAACGCACAAAGCTTATCGCCTTTCAACATTCGCTTACCCATTCGGCTAGATAGCGTTTCATCACAATCTCCGGCAAGTAGCGAATTTAGTAACTGATCCACCGCCACCAATAGATTCCATAGGTATCGCTTTACCATACGATTGTATTAACGGTTGCTTCATCTGTGGCTGCGTTAACTTCGTCTAGTTTATCGTTGTAATGAATAGTCTGCGTAACCTTGAACGTTTCAGCATCTTCTAGCAATTGAAGGAACTGCGCTCTTGTGTGTTGAATTAACGTTCCATCTTCGATTGTCTTAAACCAGAACGAATCTTTAGTAGAGTCCGCAATCAACCGTTGCTGATAATCTTTTAAGTTGTCCTGTGCTTCTAAATCGATAGGGTACGTTTTAAGCGTTCCTGTTGCCGATGATTGAAACGTTGCGAATGATCCGTAGTAATATTGTAGAAGTTCCGATTTCTTATCGGCTTTTACTTCGTCTAATGTTTTAGCGCGATCAGAAAATGTATTGGTAATATTGTCATAAACCTTACCTAATAACGAAATGTCATAAGAATCGATAGGAATTAGATGTTCCGCTATTTCCTGAGAATGCAATTCACTGACTCCTATTACAGTGTTGTTATGGTCAATTTGGGCGTAAAAATTAGACATACTCGATCACCTCCCATGAAATCGTATGTCCTGCAACATAAGAATTTATTGTCAAAGTCGTTGAATCGGTTAAATATAAGCTTACAAAAGCATTCGCTTCTGTTAGAGTGTTTGTGTTATTCCAGTGCTTCCCTAATAAATTAACCATCGTTTTAGATGTGTTCACACTCGAAATAGTAACCGAGAATGGTGTAGCAGCACCAGCAGCTGCCGTTCCTCTTTGAATGCTTTTAATTGCTGATTTTGCAGTTAAAGTTGTCTGGACATTACTCACAGCGTTTTTTATATCAGTTGTCTTTGCATGTAAACTTCCTGCAGAATCAGCTGCATCCGTCCGATTTCCAACCATTCGTGATAAATACGCATATATTGCATCCCACATGCCGAACATTAACTTACACCCCACTTTGTAGCGACACCATTCACGTCATTTGTCGGTGTCATTTTATCGCAAATTATCATGGTTCCATCACTCGCTGGCAACCACCGCCAAATCTCCGTCAAGTTTCCGCTACCATCATAGTTAAGCAATGTTTTAGCATTAGCACCGTAAACCCCATGCTTTAATACGTAAGTTCCCGGAGTATTCGCAAACACCTTATAATGTAAAGCCCCTCCGCTCTCACCTATCCACCGCAAATGATTCGTGCTATCCCCGGCCATCTTCAGCACAATGTAATAAGTGCCGCCTGCTGTCAGTCCGCTTAAATCGATAGGTAACGAGATGAACCCACCCGTTGCGCTGAATAGCTTTTTCGGGAATGTGTACGAACCTTTAAGCGTACCGCCAACAGTTGTATCACGGATCTCCACCGTTAAATCCGCACCCACTCCGTACTTCTTCAGATCTAGTTCTATTCGTCCTATCGTTGTTTGTCCCGTGAGTACAAACGATGTGGATAAATCTGATAGCGAAAGATTGTTCTCGGTTGTTCCCGATCCTGTTGCCGAAGAAACAAGATCACCATCAAATATCAAACTTGACGACTGTGCGGACATATACGAATTGAGGAACACGTCATCAAGTTGCGTGATCCCATTCTTTGCTGCGTAAATCATTTACTCACCTCATCCTGCGTTAAAGTAGAGTTTGCACTCAATCGTAAGGAGTTGATTAAAGGCCTTTGATATTGGCGCAACTAGTCTGTTGATAAGTACCCCTGATTCAAGATTTTCGGTTCCTGCTGCATAAACGCCAAACTCACCCCAATCCTGGTTAGCTTCCGACTGTAGCAAGAACATCCGCAACCGTACCATGTTGTTTTGCCGTGATTTACTCGCAATCAACTTTCGGAATCCCTCTGCGCCTAACTTGGTGTCCGTTGATACTGCCGCAGCAGTCCCGGTACCCAACGCAATGTAAAAGGGTACATCGTTGGTTGTCTCGTTAATAAAAAGAGAAGCGAACCAATTCAGGCCGCTTCCAGTGATAAGATTCTTTCGTTCTATTACGGTCCCATCGTCATAGGTAAACGTCCAATGACCGACAATCCCGGCATGTTCTGTAAATTCCATACGTCACCTCCTATATGCAAGCGACAAAACCGCATATTGCGTCTGCATCTCCGCATTTCCACGCCACGTTTGCATGGGATGTAGTTACTAATTCATCCGTAACTAATGATGTTTCTTGTCCGTACTTGAACTTGTGCAGGACTGCGCTATCATTCGTTTTCTTCTTCTGTTGCGCTGATACCAACGCTTTGAGGAAGTCGGCAATACCAAGCAGCCTGCCACCATACTCCACTTTATACGTCCATTTGTCCGGGGTAGCTGGTGTGATCGTGACCTTTTGGATGAGGAATGTACCGTTGATTCCTCTATCGGGTAAATCGATTGTCACCAGTTGCCCTGGCACCCACGTTTGTGAATTAACGAAATCTCCCCATGTTGCCACGGCATCACCTCCTAAAAAAGACCTGTTTGGTCGGGTTTTATACTCCGCTTAACTGGATCGAAATTCGTCCTGTCATTACGGTACTAACATTATTCTGTGCATCTTTGACCTCTGCTTCGTGATAGTAATCGCCCTTTAAGTTGATAGTATCAGCAGGATCAAGTTTGATCTCAAATACACTACTTGTAGGGGATGCGGAAGTAATAGAAATACCGTTGCCAATGCTTTTACTCACATCAACAACGGTACTGGATACACTACGCTTCATTGCCCATTTGATACTTGCGCCAGTTAAGTCCGTTCCTGTAACGGTGACAACGATATTTTTCGTGTCACCTTGGAACATTTCGAAATTCTGATTTTTAGCAGTCAATTAAATCCCGCCTTTCAGATTAACGTTTAATTCTCGCTTACCAATTAAATACACGTACAGTTCCCGATTGCCTTGCAATTCCACTTTCCCAATAATCTGCGGTGCATTCGGATTAAACAAGCTTAACTGGTCTGTAGTCACCACAACATCATATAAGCGAACACTCACATTGGATTGCTTCGCTAGGTTATCAGTTAGCCCAACGGAATCCATTTTCAACTTGACGGTACTCTTTATGAGAGTATCCGAAATATTAATGCTGTCGGAAAGAATAACCGCTTTGCCACCGTTTTTAGTTAAAATGTCCGTCAAAGATAATAAATCCGCAAATCCTTTAACAACGGATTCACTGTCAGTATCCGTTGTCCCTATGTTATCGTCTTTAGATATGCTCAACGCTTTGGTAATGGCATCCACAATCGCCATAGAATCGCTTAAATTGATGCCTTTCGTTGAGGAAATGGCATCAGCAGATGTTACCATGTCGCTGAACATCTTAGAATCGACTTTCTGCGAACCATCACCACTGGATACCGTATCAACTACCGTGATTGATAATTGCTTGCTGATCGTATCAGATGACGCAATGCTGTCCGATTGACTACGGACAATGGATTTTGAAATGGCATCCGAAGAACCAACGGAATCAGATAATGATTTAGTTGTCGTGGTTCCTCCGCCTGTGGTTAAATCATCGACCTCGAAATTATCCCATCTAGCGGTCGAACCTCCGCCACCGAATCCGAAAATGGTAGCCGTTTGATTAAATGATGTAGTTGCACTAATATACTGTGTTCCATTAATGGAAATAGTAATAGACGTTCCATTACAAGTAAAAGAAACAACGTCTCCACTAGCAGGAACTTTGGCTGTTGTAGAACCTATTGATGTGTAGGTACCTGACGATAGAGTGTATAGAAAATATCCGTTTGATTTTAACTGGAGTATTATGGATGATGAAGCACTTGCAGATCTAATATGAAGATTAGAGAAATTCACAGCAGTAGCAAGAGTTATCGTATAAGTAACGTCACTTGCACCAGCATTTATTCCGCAAGATATATTATCACCGCTACCTCCACTGACTATATACGCTTGGTTGCTATTGATTCCACCAACAGCGCCATTGAAGGTTTGCCATGTTTTTGTTGTCCCGCCATTGTAACTGTCTGTAGTTCCAATAGTTGATGTTGAGTTAGCGCGGTTAAATGAATCCGATGCTAACACAGTCATTTAACCACCTCCTAAACCATCCATTTCAGAACATCATCATAATTTAAACCGTAATAAGTACATGCTCCTTGCAAATCTGTAATGGTTGTTTGATTCGGGATACTTTCCGATGTTCCCACAAGAAAATTACCTTCGTTTGTTTCTTGACATACATAAGGTATTCCGGAAGGAACATCAGGACGAAAAGCATCATCTGATGATGTTCCTGTACCAATTTTAGGAAGAATATAATAGTTCATACCCGATCACGTCCTATGAGAAGGTAACTGTCCAAGTAACCGCTAGAGAATCAGAAGATGTTGCTAAGTTGACCGCACCTGTAAGCTGGTGCGCGAATAACGTTCCTGCTGTGGATGCGTTAAATAGTCCTGCTTCTTGGATAGTTGGATTGCTTGTTACTCCTGTCAATGTTGCAGTATAGGTAATAACATTATTTGCTACAGATCGAGACACAGCCACACGTGAATATCCGCCTGCGCTTAATTCCGTTCCTAGTGCTGTATCTCCAACAGCAACAGCCGTTGTTGATGTACCGAATCCCATGTGTGTTATTAGAGAAGTTCCTGCGGATGCTGAGTTTAATAACGATGCAAGAGCGTTCTTTCCTGCGGTAGTGATAATATTGTCACGTTCTCCGCTTTCTACTACGACACCATCACGGATTAGTTCCCAAGCGATATGACCTTTAATTTTGATGTTTTCGTTTGCCAT